AGGGTGTCGATTTCAACCAGCTCTTTACCGTCCATCGTCAGTTTGAAATAGGTACAGACGACCGAAATTTTCGCTTCGGTGTCTTCGCCGGGTTTGTTCTCGCCGGTGTCGATTTCCTTCTGACGGCCACGCATCACCACTTCAACGGCGACCGTTTCGCCGGTGTCGTCGCGCTGAAAGGAACCGGCAAAACGCACCGGCACGGCATCAACACCGGTTGCGCCGTACAGCTCCCAGATAACCGGATCCGGGAAACCGCCGAGCGACCATTCCATCGACAGGGCATCATCATCGAGGCCAAGGTCAACCGGCGCGACACCGTTCATACCCGCCCCGCGATAGTTTTCGAGCTTGCGTGTCAGCTTCGGCAGGGTGATCGACTTCGCGATACCCTGATAGCTGTAGCCATTGAGAAACACATTCATGTATTTCAGCTTGCGTGGCATTGCCATTCAGTCAGGCTCCTTAATTGCTGTTAACCGAGGAAACCAGCGTCGCCAGATATTTATCGGTGATGCGCTGGCGCAGGGTCAGATTTTCCAGAGGGGGAACCGGCGTATAGTCATAATCGATATACAGTTTCCCGGCTTTCAGGGTCTCGGCGTCGTTGGCGTCTTCGTCAAACCAGCAGGTCGCATCGACGATGTAGCCGTTACTTTTCAGCTCACGGAATTTCGCGTTAATGCCATCCACGATGTCGCGAATCAGCGTCGCGGTGATCGGCTTATCGACCGCCCACATGTGCGCTTCGGCCATCGTGTCAGCGATAACCTGCGCCGTGCGGGTGTAATTCTCAAACAGGAAAAGCGGGTCATCGGAACAGGTGCGGTTGCCCCAGAAGCGAAAACCGTCCTTGCGGATAAGCGTGGTTACGCCCGCCTCGTTGAGCAAATCGGCATCGGTGCCGGGCTCCTGCAAATCCCAGAACACCGACGCACTGATACCGGTCACACCGTTGACGCCGACGTTAGACAGGGTTTTGTGCCAGCCGACTGACTGGTCGATGTAGGCGCGCAGACCGAGGGCGCGGGCGGTGGCGTACGCGGTGGCGGTCGCATTTTTCACGGTGTCCCAGGCGAGGAAGTCAGGCCAGATAACCATGAGCTCGCGCTGGCTGAAATTGTCGCGGTATCTGATGGCATCAGAGAGGGTTTTACAGCCCCACGCGCTGACGTAGCCGAACGCGCGCAGCTTCTGACAAACGGGCGCAAGCGCGGTCGCCACCTCCGGCGTGTCGTAACCCGGCACACCGAGGATGCGGGGTTTGACGCCGGTCACAGCTTCGGCGGTCAGCAGCGCTTTCAGGCCGGTGTATTTGCCGTTCTCGTCCGTGGTGCCGATGATGTTGGAAATGGTCTGCGCGAGCGCCTCTTCTTCATCGTCGCCGGTTCCTTCTGCCACGCGCACGACGACGGTCACCGGTTTTGACTGGTCGGCGATGGCCTGGAGGGATGCGGCCAGCGTGCCTTTTTTACCGGCTTTGGCGATGGCGCTTTGCACACTGGTGAGCAGCACTGGCTCATTGAGGGGGAAAGTGGCTGCATCGGCATCGCTGGCGGTACAGACCATGCCGACGATTGCCGTTGAGACCGTGGAAATGACGCGCGTGCCGTCGTTGATTTCGACGACCTGCACGCCATGATGATAATCACTCATCCGTTTAACTCCGTGGGGTTGGGGTGAGTGTTATTGTCCAGGCTGCGCGGGCGCGGGGCTATTTATTGGGGTTGGAGGGAAGATACAACAACGTTTCGTTAAAAAGATTATTCGTTAAACAGCCAGCGCCCCGCTTTCGCAGAGGCGATAAGCATGCTCACTGTCAGTGCTTCCGGTTCATGGTGATCGGTTCTCAGATACCGGGGCAATATCGCATTTGGCAGGAAGCGAATCCCTTCATTAGGGAAATAGCGGTTGAAGTTAAACGCAGACATATCGACATTTAGCGCAGCGGCATACTCTTCAAGAAAATCGCTGGCATCTTCCGGTAACACGCTTTTCTTACCCGTGCTTAGCGAGGCATCTTCCGGCATCGGCCAGAAGTGTTTTTTTATCAGTTCATGAACCTGCGCGGCTTTGTCTGTCATTGCTGTACCCCTGATCCGACAATGAGTTTATAACGATGAATAACATTCTGAGTAATCATAGCCAGATCATAGGCCGTTAAAATCGCCCCCACCCAGGGCAACCATCTGCCTATATACGCACCAATGCTCGTCGTATAAGCCCACTCCCCCCGCAACATTTTCGCCCAGGTAATAGTCCGGTGTGGTTTCTTAAATCTCTGGCGAATCAACTGACGTGAAGCGAGAGAAAGGGGGCTTGTGCCTTTCGTATTTTTCCCGGCAGCAGCACCAATTTTCCCGCTAACCGGAATAATGGGAAGACTTGCAATCATGGCGGAAATTGCCAGCAAATCGATCACATCACTGAATTGCTTTTTAAACTCATCCAGGATAAGCCAGTAAAGAAGCTCTTCTTTATCAACGCTCATGCCATCAAAGAAATAAAGTCCGTTTAACTGTTCTGTTGTATCCATAGTCTTTCCCCTCAACAGGTAGTGGTAAAAAATCCTACTACCTGTTGCAGAAGGCGTCCACATACACCCCATCAGGAGTTATCTGAAACTTAACGACTGTAATCAGGCTGGGGCGGCCAGTCTGGTAACGCAATATTTACCCGCATCAGTAATACACGGCATTTTTTCCACGCCGTCAGATCTGCTTTCTCTGTTTCGGTCGCTATACCTGCATCAACGGCGTCCTGTCGCCAGGCTATAGCCGCATCGGCTTCGAGGCGGCGTAATGTGCGTACTTGTTCGTTACTGGCGATAACTTCATCTGTATCGAGATCTACCCATGCAGGCATATCTTCACCATCTGTGCCGAGTTTTAACCCCGCAGGCGGTGAACCATTAAACGTATCGCGAATATCATCTGATACACCTTTGACATCATCCTGTAACGTACCAGCCTGTTTAAAATCTCCGAATAACGCCGCTGGATAAAATGCCAGCTTTGTTTTGGAAAAATAATTATACCGGTATCTTCGTATTAGCTGGCCGTCGCCTCAGGCAGCGCAGGCCACTCAATATCGGGGGCTGAGGAGGTATCAATACGCATCAACATAACCCGGTATTTTTTCCATTCAGCGAGTGCAGCAGTCTCTTCGCCCGTGGCGATTCCGGCATCAACAGCATCCTGCAGCCAGGTTATCTCCGAGTCTGCCGCCGCGCGCAATTCCGCTTTTTTCATGTCTGCCTGGCTGACCAGTTGCGCCGGTGATGGCAACGGTAAATCGTTCCAGGCGGGCATGTTATCCGCGCCCGCGCCGCGCTCTTTTCCCTCCGGCGGCATCCCCATAAACACACTGGCGACACTGTCATCAATGTCGGTGATATCTGAAGGTAATGAGCCGCTCGCTTCATATTGTTCCTGCAGGGCGACGGCATAGAAAGCGTTCGTTGATGCGCTCCAGTAATACTGATTCATCGTTAGTACCCCACCGCGATAACAAATGCGCCGATACTCCCGGCAGGAGTTACCGACACATATGACTGGAAAGAAGTTTTCGAGAGATTGTTAATGCCAAAAATACCTGCGGCAGACGGAACCGGGCCATTATGCGTGGCCACGACGGAAATCGCGCCATTAGGAAAAGCAAAGGGAAAGTTGACCACTTTTGAGGCTGCGGAAGCATCAGCCATAGTGGCAACAAAAAACTGGACAATAAAGCCGCCGGGAAGCCTGAACCAGTTACTGCCGGAAGTGAAAGAACTCATATCGGGGATCTGGTTAGCACCCGCCCCAACATCACGAAATGCAGCCGTTTTCAGTGTATTGATGAAATTAGCAACAAACGCAGTAGTGGCAATCTGGGGCGAATTTGTACCAGCAGCGGCTGTCGGCGCGGTTGGCGTTCCGGTCAGTGCCGGGCTTGCCAGAGGTGCTGCGGTAAGCAAATCGAGCATCTGCGCCGGAGTGCTTTTTGACAGAAAGAGCAGAGATAAGTTTGTCAGCGCGCAGGCCTCCATGCTTTTTGGGCCATTGAACACCGGGAACTGCATATTTACAGCTTTCAGGTTTGAAAATGCTGTCAGCATCGCATCCTGCGGTTGCTTTCCCGACAGGGCGTTTGTCATGGTAGTGGCAAAGTGCGGATCGTTACCCAGCGCCGCGGCCAGCTCATTCAGCGTATCCAGTCCGGCCGGGGCAGATGCCACTAATGCGGCGATGGCCGCTTTAACAAATGCCGTGGTCGCCAGTTGTGTATCGTTAGACGCCTGCGCGGCGGTTGGCGCTTTCGGTGTGCCGGTGAAAACCGGGCTGGCAATCGGGGCATACTGCGTGTGCGGGTTGCTGGCCGCGATATGCTGTTTCAGCAGATTGTCGGCATACGCTTTCACCTCAATGACGGCATTATCAACATATTGCCGTGTCGCCAGTACGACCGACGGGTCGATTTTCAGCGTGACGGCAGCGGTCGAGGACACAATCAGCACCATGCGGATGGTCTGCGTGCGCCCGCTCCCCTCCTGCAACTGCGGCTTGTAGGTCTCCGGGCAGTTGGCGACGGCAATCAGTACGCCGTTATCGTCATAAAGCCCGATTTCGCGTATCCAGAAACCACCCTCGTTTTCCGGGATAACCTGCTCGGCGATAATCTGGCTGGCGTTGTTCGCGTCAACGCTCAGCATATTCAGCGGCGCAATGCGTTTCTGGTTAACCAGCTTCGTTTGCGTGGCGTCCGGTGTTGGCAACGTGCCGTTGCCGTCCCCCACGGCCATTTGCGTGATGTTGAGCTTTGTCCCCAGCGCGGTGGCGTTCGCCAGCAATGCCGCGCCCTGACTGGTCAGAATGGCAAAGAATTTCGCGGTCATGCGATTACTCTCATGTTGTCGATAAAATGAATGGCCGAGGCCGGGAAGTATTCCCCGCC